CGAAGCTCGACGACCCCGAACTCTTCAAGAAGGTGAACCGCTCGATAGGTACGACGGTGCAGCCCACCTACTACCGCGAGCGACTGCACGAAGCCGCCACCGGCACCGAGGACACCAAGCAGGAGGTATTAACTAAAGATTTTAATTGTTGGCAAGGCGTGAGCGTCAAGGACTGGATCAAGGCCGAGCAGGTGCGCCCCTTGCAGCGTGAAATGCGCATAGATGATTGCACCAAGGACAAGGGCTGGGTGATATTCACGGGCTTGGACTTCAGCCAGGGCGACGACTTGCACACGGCTTCTTGGTTGGCAGCGAGAAAGCACCCGTCTGGGCGTGGTACTGAGTTCTTTGCCGACTTTGACGCATGGATTAAGGAGTCAACGCTGAAGCAGTCGAGCATCAGCGCACTTTATGAGCAATGGATAGCGCAGGGATGGTTGCACGTTTCGCCGGGCGACATCTTCCAGCCGTCACTCTTCATCAACCGCTTGGACGAACTCATCAAGAAAGGCTGTCAGTTCATGTATTGGGGCTATGACAAGTATCAGTCGAAAGACCCCATTAACACGCTGAAAGCCTACTTGCAGAGCGCGTGGGGCATAGCCAACCCCGACCCGTACATACAAGTCGTTTCGCAGTTGAATAGCGAGTTCAATGCGCCGACTGATGACCTCTTTGCGGCGATGTTCGCCCCCGTGCCGTTCATCAGCTTCAGCCACAACCCCATGTGGCCGTGGTGCTTCGGCAATGCCGCGCTGGAGATCGACGGGCGCGACAACAAGCGACCCGTGAAGCGGAGCCAGTCAGACAGTTGCAAGGTTGACCCCGTGCAAGCCCTCATCATGGCGTTAGACTTGTATGAAAGGTATGAAGGAACGTTGCACTGATATTCTTAAATAACTTTAATATTTTGGCAAAAGATTTGGCGGTTATCAAATATTTTTCTTATATTTGCACCGTCAAAACATTGAGCGGCTGAAAGATGTCGCTGAAACCAGCGGCATATTTTTATGCCCAAACATGGAGAAATATAAACGGCCATAACCGCGTGGGACTCTGGAAACAGCCCAAGGTAACGCTCAATGTACCTGACAGCGCGTAGTGTGGCCATTTTTATTTATTTGTCAAAAACATTGAGTTATGAGTAACGAAGAATTTGAAAGAAAGCAGACTGAGCAGAAAGCCGCTCACATGCTGATGGTGGAGTTCGTAAAGAGCAATGCCAACCTCATGGCAACCGTATTGGAGCCAATCGTGGCAACATGGGGAGAAGTAACCTACGCAACATTAAAGGACAACATGGGCGTGGTTAGTCAGGTATTCGCAGGGGTAGCCTTGGAACTGATAGACCACAACAGCTCACTCGACCCTGAAGACTGCGACAATATGGTTTTGCCCGTCGGTGCCAAGACCATGAATAGCACCATCGAGGAATTGTCGAAGTTCATCAGTGCCGTGCGCCTTCTGTTTGTGCTCTTCATTGACAAGAACCTCAATCACCCTGCTATCGACATGGTACGCAAAGCATTCTATAAATACGAAGCGCAAATGTAACTATGGAAGAGATTTGGAAAGACATTGAAGGCTATGAAGGCCTGTACCAAGTGAGCAACCTCGGACGGGTGCGGTCGTTGGGGCGTACCATCATGCGAGGCACGAGATACGGCACCATTGCACCATACACCATCAAGCCGCGAGTGCTGATTCCTAAGATTTGCCAAGGCGGTTACTATCAGGTTGGGCTGTTCCCGATGGAGGGCAAGGCAACACCAGCAAAGGTTCACCGACTGGTGGCAAAGGCTTTCGTTCAGAATCCTGACAACCTGCCTGAGATTAACCACAAGAACGAGAACAAGAGCGACAACAGGGCTGAGAATCTGGAATGGGTGACGCATATCGACAACTGCCGATATGGTACACGCAACCAGCGAGGCGGTGAAAAGAAGTCGAAGGCGGTCATTCGGATGGATATGGATGGCAATACGATTTCAGAATATCCAAGCGTCATCGAGGCGCAACGGGCTACAGGCACAAACCGCTATCAGATCAGAATGTGTTGCAACGGCAAATACAAGACTGCTGGCGGTTATCGCTGGCGGTTCAAAGAATAACATTTTATTTATCAGACAACAATCGAGAGACATTCCCCGCCAGAATGCCTCTCTTTTTTTATATCTATTATAATTTATTTAACTATGGCAAAAACAGTAAACAACCCAAAAGAAAAGATGCGGATGAACATCGAACTGGCCGACAATGGCATCATCATCCGCAACCCTGAGTGTGAGGATAAAGTGACGCTGGCGATCACCAGCGAGGCGAAAATAATCTACGGTGAGCACGACCTGACAAACGAATACAAGGCCATCGGTCAGAAGATCTACGACTGGCTTTTGGAGGAGGTGATTGACAAACATGAAGGTGAACTGATCGTCACCAACTTCGACATCGACGTGGTGGCGACATTAAAAGGGAGGCCGATGGAATAGAGTATCAGGCACAAAATAAAGACAGAGTATCTTTTAAAGACATAGTAACATATTAACAATTTGAATTATGAGCAAAAAAAAGTTTCAATCGTGCCACAGCGCACAACAGAGTTCAAGCGGTGTTCTCTCGTTTCAAGAGAGACGAACAAGGCAGAATCACTCCCACACCATTGTATGACATCTATGGCCCTGAATATCTTAAAAGATAGAAACCCGAATTGAAATCTGAGAAATCGGCGACAAAACGTGTGTTTGTCGCCGATTCTTGTTTTTGAACACGAATTATCATTAATTTACACGAATCATGACGCGACAGGAAGCAATAAACAGATGGAAGGGCATCGTTTCGACGGTGTTCTGGGCAGAGGAAGCCATTGCGAAGGAGTGGGACGAGAAACTGATAGCGGCTCCCAGCATGAGCAAGGATGAACAGCAGCAGTTTGCGGACGGCTACTGCGAGGCCATTGCCACGGAGATAGTCAGCCGGTCAACGGACGATGAACTGGCTAAAATAGATTAACGACAACAAATTAAACGAATTAGAAGATATGGCGACAAAAAATGAAATACAGAAACTTTGTGCGTATCTGCATCGGGTGACGGACAAGGTGGAGAAACACGCACAGACGTTACGTGAACAGATGGAGAAAGGGCTGGTGACGTGGGAAGAATGCAAACAGTTGGCCGAAGCCAGCAACCTCGCTGAGTGGATAGGCTGTCAGGTGCATGAAGTGGAGAATCTTGCGAAAGAGCAGCGTTTCAGTCTCGGCTACCTGTACCGATGCAAGCAGTCAGACCCATTGGAAATCGTGAAGGCTGGGAATCTGTACAGACTGCGTAAATGGAACAATACTTACATCGTTTGTGGCAAAGGCTTTGCCATCAGCGAGAAGGTGATACCTGAGTATTTTGAGCGGGTAACGGAAGAGGAGGACAAGAAATGAAAAAACAGAAATTGATTTATATCTCCGGCAAGATGGGAGAAAAAAGATTGTCGAAAGCGACGGTCAGGAAATTCGAGGTGGCGCAGGAGAAACTGCTGAATGAGGGCTGGGTGGTGATCAATCCCGCCAGCCCAGTCTTTCAACGCTCTGCGCAGAAACATGTCGAGATAGAGGAAAAGAAATGGCAAGATTTAAAGTTTGGCGAGTTTGACTGGTATGCGTGGCTGTTGCTGTGGGATATGCACTCGCTGGCTCTTTGCGATGCCATATACATGCTGAAGGATTGGCAGGAATCCCCAGGAGCCACCGCCGAATACTACTACGCAAAAGCGTGCAAAAAAGAAATCATCTTTGAAAAGTAAGGAACTATGAGCGACGAACTGAAAAAGATACGCGAGCACATTGAGCGGACGGTGACGCATATCGCCCGTGAGCATGGCGTGACGGATGATGTCGTTTGGAAGCAGATGCTCATGACGGCGGTGGAACATGCGAAAGTGACAAACATTAAAACAACATGATTATGATGGACTACAACAACCCTAACGACCCGTGGCTTCAGACGGGTTATGACCCTTACAAGGAATTAGACGAAGACGGCAGGATGATGATGGGCTGTCTCCACATCGGCGGCATCGTCGCAATGATGATCATCGGCCTGATTCTGTGTGCGATTTTCTGCGGATGCACCACTACGAAGGTGGTGGAAGTGGAGCGCGTGCGGACGGACACGACGTATATCACCAAGTGGCAGCGGGATTCCGTATGGCTGCATGACTCCATCAGGATAGCGGAGAAGGGCGACTCTGTGATGATAGAACGCTGGCATACAAAATACGTTGAGAGGCTTCAGCACGACACGCTGTATCAGTCGAAGACGGACTCAATACCAGTGCCGTACCCAGTGACTAAATTGGTGGAGAGGGAACTGTCATGGTGGCAGCTCACGCAGATGTATGCCGGCGACGTGCTGCTCGTCGGCCTGCTGATCCTATTGGGCTACGGAGGCTGGAGGATGTGGCGTGTCTATCGTTTCTTCTGATTAAAGACAGAGTAACTTTTTAAAGACATAGTAACATATTAACATAAATCGTAGGAACTATGGCGAAAAATATGGTGAGTGATGCGGTAATTGTAACGCTTCAGAAGACGCTTAAAACATTTTGCGTAAAGACGGGTTACACAGAGGATAGTGTCTTTGAGGGACTGCTTGACTACATGATAGGATTTTTTAACCCGTCACTAACGCCTGAACCTAACCCTGCGTGGAAGTTTAAGCCCGAAGATAACGAGGTGTTTCACGATATGATGATGGAACCCGTGCGGCTCATGGTGAACCGCATCGACATGTCGGCGCTCGCTGAATTATACAAAGTAACAAAGGACAGAAGAATATAACATTATTATATATGATTACAGCAGACCAATTTGCAACAGCATGGGCCATCGGCATGATGTTGGCCGTTGCGTTCTTCCTGATAGGAGGCATCGCATTATGGATATATAGAAAGTTCTACTGAAAGTGGAGAACGAAATAACCGCCGTGAGGCGTAGACTGTGCGCGAGCATAGCAATTGAGCTATTTTAATTATTGGTAATGTGGCGGCTCGGAGGGTTTTTGTTAAATTTTTCCCTCCGAGCCTTTTTTTATGGCAAAGCCGAGTCCTATGTCTTTAAAATAATACTATGTATTCACGGTAAACCTTAAACAATGTTTTCTTCGGTATATGTAAGAAGTTGAACTAAAATATCGAAGAAAATGAAGAAATTCGGTTATTTATTATTGTTGTGCCTCAGTGTGATGGGTGCCATCGGAGGCTTTGGGTATAGTCTGTATTGCGAGGCATACCCGATAGCCGTGGGCGTGGTTGTGCTGGCTTATTCAGCATGGCCAAAGGTCAAAGAGTATTTCACCTATCTAACGCTCTGAACCGATGGAGATCACACTTGAAGCAATCATCAGCCTGATAGGGCTGTTTGTCGGCGGCGGTGCCGGTGCCTTCTTCACATGGCGATACCAGCGGAAGAAGGCCAAGGCCGAGGCCGAGAGTGCCGAGATCGACGCGGCTAAGGAAATGCAGGGTCTTTACAAACAGATGTTGGCCGACGCTAACGAATACCTGGAGGATGCCCGTAACAAGGTGGACGGACTGCGCCAGGAGCGCGACCACTACAAACAAGACCGCGACGAGCAGCGAAAAGAGATTGAGAAACTGACTAAGCTCTACTACGAGATTAAGACCGACGGTGAGCGTGAGCGTTCAAGGCTCAAAGTGGACATCAGCCGCGTGCAGAACCAGCTGAAGGGTATCATCCCGTTCACTTGTACGGTGCCCGACTGCAAACTGCGCCGGATGATGGAGACGGCCGAGTTGCCAACGTCGCAAGAGCAGGAGGCCACGAAGCAGGACATCGAACCGACCAACGAGGAGCTTTGACGGATTGAAGATTGAAGATTGAAAATTGAAAGATGAGAGCATCGCAAACTTTGATTAATCAGATCAAGAAGTTCGAGAGTTGTGCGCTGACGGCATACCCGGATGCCAAGGGTGTATGGACGATCGGCTACGGCCACACGGCAGGCGTTAAGAAGGGCGACCGCATCACCCTCTATCAGGCCGAGCAGTTCCTGAAGGAAGACCTTCAGAAGTTCGAGGCCGAGGCGAACAAGTGCAAGCGCATATCCACCCAAGGCCGTTACGATGCCATCCTCGACTTCATCTATAACTGCGGCCCCGCAAAATTCAACAGCTCCACACTGAAGAAGTACATCGAGTGCGGCAAGGCGACGTGGGAGATACAAGAGCAGTTCCTTCGCTGGGTGAACTCAGGCGGCAGGAAACTCGGTGGCCTTGTGACGCGGCGCATCTGGGAGGCTAACAGATTTAACGAGTAATACATAGTATTGTTTAAAGACATAGTAACATGAAGACTATCACCCTACAGCCTGGCGAGCAGGTCATCATCGAGGCGGCAACGACACCAACGCCGGAGCCTACGCCTACACCCGACCCAACACCAACACCCGACCCAACACCATCTGACTTTGGCAAGTATCTCTATGAATACGCTGTGCTCAACGATGAGCATATCTGCGAAGACAACGGCGACCATACGCCGGGCGACACCAACGACGACTGGTGGGATGAGGATGACTTCCGGCTGGCTATGGAGAAACTGAAGGCCGACCCCGACGTTCTGTTTGTCACCTCCTGCGGCGACATCATCGAGAGTGGCAGTCCGAAGAAAGCCACGCCAAACGACGATGCCAAAGAGTTCTTCGACATGTATAACGTACCATACTGGCAAGTGGCTGGCCTCCGATTCTTCACCTGCGTCGGAAACCACGATTTCTACGGACTCTACGAAAATCGCTGCGGTGACAGGATCATGGGCGAGCGGTTCTCCGACGAGACATCCATCGACGGCTATAATCAGAGTGTGCGCGACCGTATTGGCGACTTTTGGATCAGCGGCCAGGGCATCAACGGCATCGTGCCGGGAAGGGGCCGTATCGTATTCGACACGCAGGACGGCAAAGTGCCGGAAAACGGGCAGGCCGACATGAATTTCTTTGCGTTCAACGCCTATATTGAGATGTACAAGGATGCAGCAGGCTACACCGAACCGCTGGCACCAACCGAGAACCGATTCAGCGACGAGGCCATCAAGACGATGACCGACTACGTGCTGGCGCACTGGGACGAGTGCAAAGACCGTCTCTCAGGGTGGAATGCAGGGCGAAACGGTATGCGCAACGCCTACTCGAAGCTGAACTTCTGGATGCAGAAGGGTGACGACGTGTTCATCTTCCTCAGTGTGGACTATGGCGACGATGTATGGCCAGTAAATAACGTGTGGCATGACCGCATGATCCACGCCCGCACGCTGATAGACTTGAACGCCCGAGACCCATACATAAAGCGTATGAAGGAATACGTGGCCGATACGGGCTATTGCGCAGACGATGATCCGTACAACTTCCGTTACTATTCGCCCAACACGCTCGTCTGGCTGAAGGAGTTGATCGAGAACAACCAGGGCAAGAAGATTCACGTCTTCATGCACCACTTCATGCCCCATCGTGTCGGCAACGGCGACCCTCTTGGCGACAATCTGCCGAAGAACGGCGGCTGGTCATATTCCGACATCAACAAGGCGGGAATCCTCTCAAGCACGGGGCTTAACAAGGGAAGCAACGCCTTGTCTGGCATCGAGTTCTGGTTCCTCAATAAGTTGGGCAATCAGTTCAAGAACGTCATCTATTATTCCGGGCACTCACACATCAGTTTTGAGAACGGCTACCATGCCGACAACCGCGACTACCCAGTAGTCAGCCGTAAGACTGGCGGCTCGTTTGTCTACACACGCGACAGCAACACGCCCACGGGCGAGGCTGGTTCGTGGTTCGTGTCGCTGCCGTCGCTGTCAAAGCCACGTTACATCGAGGGCGGTTCGTCATCGCGCATGTACGAGGATGCCGAGATGACGCTGTGCGAGGTCTACGAGCGTGGCGTGGTGGTGAAGGGCTACAAACTGCGCAAGGGAAATACCGACGTCTATAATCCATCAAAGCCGCTATTCGAAAAATCCATACTGCTGAGATAGCAGGGTCTCTTCATAGATAATCTACATGTATAAGAGTTTTAGAGCAGTTTTATTTTATAAGTGAGAAAGGTTATCGTTTTCATGGTATTAGATTGTTGGTTGACAGGGGTGCAGCGGCACCCCTTTTTTATGTATATCGGTAAACCTAAAACGACCAAATGAGCGGTTAGTATAGCACTATTCGCGCATTTTTTTATGGGTAGCTTAACAGAATATCTCAGCGGTTATCGGGGAAGGCATTCGGTATATAATTACGACAGCCCACGATACAACACCAGGACTGGCAGCCTGAATAAAGGCGGCGATAATGGTGGCCCTGTAGAAGTGTTCGGTGTCGAAGTGAACATCAACATGCTTGGCAGCATCATGACTACAGACCCATACATGGCAGCCATGATGCGCAAACTCATCAAGGAAGTACTCAAAGAGGCACGAAAGAAATTGTCCGAAGATGCAAAGAGCATCATGAAAAGCGACCCGAGAAAGGCAGCGAGGGCAGTGAAGTATGCCGTCTATAAAACCGACTTTGGCGGTAACCTGAGCATTCTCCAAAAACGGAAGGGAACGGCAGGCGCAAAGTACGAGTTAGTACGTCAGCGAAAGGTAGAACAGAACCCGAAGATGCGAGGCGGCAACCGCCGGAAACGTGAAGACGATGGGCGCAACAGGCTTGATTACTACTTCGGTGCCGATCGTGGTTATATACTACGATTTTTAGCATCAGGAACAGTGCCGAGAATGTCCCGCTTTGGTGCCCGTGGTGGCATCCGTAGAAGCGACTGGTTCGGACATACCGCACCGTGGCAAATGGAAACAGCAGCGTCTGACGTGGCCGCTGCCATTACAGAATACATAAACAGCGAAACACATGGCTAAGAGTGATGTATTAGTCCGCATGAAAGCGGACACCAGTGGTTATAATGCCAATATAGCGAAAGCACGCAGGCAACTCGACCAATTCAGGCAGGACAACTTGACGCTTGGTGGAATACTGAATCAGTCCACCAAGTCCATCATGGCCGCTGCTGCCCAATATGCTTCGTTTGCTGCCATTCTCGGAACTGTATCGTCAGGAATAGCGACGGTCATTTCAGAGGGTACGGCAATGGCGCGTGAGATGGAAGGCGTGAAAATGGCCTTCGACCGTCTGAACCAGCCGGGACTGCTTGACAGCTTGCGCGAGGCGACACACGGCACCGTGAACGACCTCGAACTGATGAAGAATGCCGTTAAGTTTGAGAACTTCGGGCTGTCACTGGAGCAGATGGGAACATTCCTCGCTTTCGCCCAGCAACAGGCAAAAGACACGGGTCAGTCGGTAGAGTACCTGGTTGACTCCATCGTAACGGGTCTTGGACGTAAGTCGCTGCCCATCCTTGATAACCTCGGACTGTCATCCACAGAGATCAAGGAGCGCATGAAGGAAACGGGCGACATGACAAAGGCCGTTGCAGACATCATCAAGGACAGAATGGAAAAGTCGGGCGGTTACATCGAAACCGCTGCCGACCGTGCGGCACAGGCTCAAGTACGTCTTGATAACGCCATGATGGAGTTAGGCAACACGTTTCAGACGTTGACGGGCGAGGCATCAAGCATGTGGACTGAAATAAAGATCGGGGCGATTGACCTTCTGAACACCGCCATAAAACCGCTTATCGCCGCTCTTAATGCCATTGCAGCCCACGCTAACGTGCCGTCAGCCGAAGACATCCTGACGCGAGGCATGACGGACGTGACGGACACCGTTGATGATAATGGCCGTCTGATTCGTAAAAACGCCATTGCGTCGATTCCTGAAATCACCGTGACGGGCGCACTATCAAAAAAGACGGGAAAAGGTGGTGGTGCAACCGTTAAAGGCCCGTCTGCTTCGGATTTTGAAAAGTTCATCGGTAAGGCGGCTATCGGCGCAAGCGGTCTGAAAGGCTCAGACGATGCTAATTTCCTCAGTCCTTACGCCATGATGCTCGATGAAATCAAGACAAAGATTCTCGACATTAAGGATGCAGACCTTGGTTCCGCTCTCGACATTCCCGATGTGTACGCGGAGAAAATGAAGGAAATGGATAAGAATCTGAAGGCCGTCGTTAAATCTGCAAACATTACCGCTGACGTTGTTGGTAGTATCGGTGATGCTTTCAGTGCCATTGAAGACCCTGCTGCAAAGGTGGCTGGTACGGTGATGCAGGCTATCGCTTCTGTGGCTCTCGGTTACGCCCAGGCTACGGTGCAAGCATCAGAATATGGCCCGTGGGCATGGGTTGCTTTTGCTGCATCTGGTCTTGCCACAATGATGACAACTATCGCCAGTATTCACTCGGCTACGGGTTATGCAACTGGTGGTGAGGTGCAAGGCAATTCGTACAGTGGAGATAATATCCCGATTATGGCAAATGCTGGTGAGGTGGTGCTGACGAAAGCCATGACGCGGACGCTGGCGGCAAACCTTCAGGGAAATGGCATGGGCAATATGAATCTGCGTACAAAGGTAAAAGGCACTGAGTTGCTGGTGTGGCTCGATAATAGCCTGGCACAGTCTGGACGTGGGGAGTTGGTGACGTGGGGACAGTGATTTATTGAAAATTGAAAATTGAAAATTGAAAGCAGGAGCGAAGAAGATTGAAAATTGAAAATTGAAGATTGAAAATAAAGCGCGGAAAGTAATTGAAAATTGAAAATTGAAAAGTTCAGAAAATTGAAAGGATATGAGCGTAATTGTTGGTAGGGATGTGATGATTTACAAGGGCAACGACAATAGCCAAGTGGCGATTGCTGCCGCTAAGAGTTGCGTGGTGTCGCGGAGTGTGGACATGATCGAAAAGGCTTCATCGACTCAGGGCACGGATAAAGAGTACGTGACTGGCCGCAAGGGGTGGGAGGTGAGCATCGACCACCTTGTGACCACTGGCAACGAGTTTGAGGGGCTGAATGCCGTAGGCGCGACGTTCACGCTGCGGATAGTGATCGACAACGTGACAAAGACTGGCTCGGCCATCTGCGAACATGCCGACCTCTCTGCACCCGTGAACGGACTGGCCACAGGGGTGGTGAGATTCCGGGGCACTGGTGCGCTGACGTAAAGACATATTAACATATTAACAGATAAGAGCGATGGGATATACAATGACGTTTTACGACCGGGCACCGCTGCCCCGCGCATACTCGCTGCTGATCGACGGTGGCGGTACGGCCATCACGGGTGGCGCGTCACAGTTCGAGACGGTGGAGGATGCCGATGCCGATATGTTCATGCCTGTGAGGTGTCAGTCTGGCACGTTCAGATTCATCACCGAGGAAGACGATGCCGACGCACGCTCAAAATGGGAGGGGATGATTCCGTTAGACGCGCTGTCGAAACCTGTGAAGCTGATGCAGGGCAGTACCGTGGTGTGGCAGGGGTATATTCTGCCGCAAGTGTTTCAGAACGACTATCCTTATATCGGAACACAAGAGCATGAGATGCCCGTGCAGTGTCCGCTGAGTGTGTTGGACTCGCTCGACATCGACCCCGACCCGAACGGCTCAGCCCCAATAGTGAACAGCCACCCGACCATTACGTTTGCGGAGTTGCTTCAGACCTACATCTTCGGACGGCTGACGGGCACCACGTTTCAGTATTACTACGTGCAGGGCACGACGGCGGTGGTGGCGGCGAGACTGGCCGTGAAGGTGATGTGGCAAAACTTTCTGGAGACTGATTCTAACGGCCGTCTCACATGCAAATACACCTGTAAGCAGGTGCTTGAGGAGTTCTGTAAGTTCTTCGGCTATACCTGTAGGGTGTGCGGGCAGGACGTGTATTTCACCCAGCCAACGGGTAACAGTCTCGGTTTCGCCAGATACACCACACTCACAGGAACTGGCACCGCCATACAGCGTGGCACGTTCACCATCACCGACGCGATGTTTGCCGACACCGAAGACAACGAGGCCATTCATCCGGGCGTGGGGAAGGCCACCGTCCGCTCAGACATTAACGAACTGGACAACCTGATAGAAATCCCATACGATGAACTCTACGACCGCTACAACGCAGGACTGCCCGCAGGCACCCAGCAAGACCCCCGAATCATCATCCGCTCGGTGGACTGGTATTCGCACAACGTCTACAACCTGATACGCCAGCCCGACACGGACGGCGGTCACCTGATTTACGACAACGACAACGTGTCGATAGATGTCTATATGCAGACGAAGCCAGGAGTGGGCGACGATGCCGGCAACCAAAAGCGTTACGGCCGGTTCTTCGTGTACGACGATACCGACGTGGGCGACGACATCACTACGCAGCAGATTCCCGAAAGCAAAGGACAATTTAGTTGGAGAAAGTGCATCGAGGTTTTCCATTCTCATGTTTCGGGCACACCCAGCAGCAGCACGCCCTCGTTCAAGATCACCTCGAAGCAGGTTTTCGTTATCTCCGACGGTATGCTGTATATCAACTTCAAGTGCCACGAGGTGTCGGCGTGGCTGGTGGGTAACGAGAACGTGGAGACCTACCCGAAGGCCATGTGCAGCCTGAAGATTGGCAGTAACACCTATTGGAATGGCTCGGCGTGGGTTCAGAGCAACAGCCTTGTGACGTTCGACCTCTCGTTCACAAGCGACGGAGCCAAGACGAACCGCCCCAGCTACCGCCAGGCTTACGGCGGCGACATCGTGAACGTGCCCCAATATGATGGCTATGGTGCGAAGGTAGACGGCACCATGCGCGGCAATATCGAGTTCTCGGTGATAGACGTGTCGTCATTCGCAACAATCGACTGGGAAGGTTCTCAGGTGGCCTACATCAACGGATTCTTGCCTCTGCTCGACTTTGAGATTGGCTTCGTGCGTGGTGTCATCGAAGACACTCAGCATCGGGGTAACGAGTACTCGGTGAAGGGCGGTGCATTCCGCGACGAGGTGAATGTCGACCTGATATGGGCATCGGATGTGCCATACGGCCCTTCAGGTTATCAGCGACGGATGCCCGCCGGACTCGGATATATCTTGGACGGCAACGACAAGCCCAAGCAGAACGTGCTGTCTATGAACGGCAGCAGCGTCGTGGCCGAGGAAATGGTGGCCGGGCTGATCGCCACCTACGGCCAAAGCACTCACCGAGTGGTGCAGATGAACCTCCGCTCATTCCTTCTCGGCACCGTCACCCCGCAGGCCGTCAGCTACGGCCTCGAATCGGGCATGTTCCCACTCGCCATCAGCCACAACTGGCGCGAAGACATCACAACACTCACACTAATTGCACTATAACCTCAAACGAACTAAGCAATGAAACTGAACAGAAGCAAAATCCAGCGAATGATCGAGACTGGCCAGCTGAATCCCGCAGTGCCACAGAAGCAGGGCAGCGGCAGCGGTGGCGGCGGCGGTGGCATTTCGGCTACGTGGGTGGATGATCACTACGTGAGTAAGGAGTTTTTCAGTGCCATCTTCAAAATTTACAACGGCTCTGACGATGATGAGAACGAGATTCTGCCCAACGACGAGATGCCGTCCACCACGACCAACGTCAACATCAAGGCCATCTTCGGCCTGTGGACAGAACGCTTTTTGTCGGCTATGGGCAAGGGTGCCGACGGTGGCGGCGGCGGCGCGTCATACCTCTCGCAGTTGCTTGATGTCATCATCAGCAACCCGCAGAACGGCCAGTCGCTTGTTTACGACAGCACGCTGGCTAAGTGGGTCAATCAGAACTTGCAGCAGGGCAGCGTCTCAAGCGTGGCGTTGAGTGTGCCGACGGGCTTACTGGTGAGCAACGGCAGCAGTCAGACGATTACCGCTTCAGGCACTTTTGCCATCACCTTTGCGACAGGCTATGAGGCATTCAAGCCGTTGGACTATTTCGACGCAAACAAGAATGCAAAGAAGGCCAACGCCCTGAATGTAAGTGCGGTGAAGAAGGCGTGGGGACAGACGTATATCGACATCAACGGTGTGCCCGCCACCATCAGCGGGAACATGGAAGACGTGGGCGACGTGACGATGGACAACAATAAGTCCATCAAGATTAAGGACACTAATGGTAATGCCGCCTCGCTCTTCTCTCTGAACAGCAGCGACGTGCTGAATATCGGACATGCCGGCTACGAGACTAATTTGCGTGGATTGGCCGTGAAGTTTGTCTATGGTGCCAGCTCGGTACTCGGCATGATTCTGGACGGCAGCGGTAACGTGGGTATCGGTGAGGGCAGTCCGCAACACAAACTGCATGTGAACGGCGGCATCTATGCCACCAGCTACGTGACAACGCTATCTGACGCTCGGAAGAAGGACATTCTGGAGAAGTTCACCCTCGACGTTGATGCCGTCGCCATTGCGTCGCTTGTCCGCTTCACACGGAAGGACTCTGCCGATAAGACCGTGCATGTGGGTTGTATCGCTCAGGATTGGCAGAAGATATTGCCGGAGGCCGTGATCGAAAGCGAGGACGGTACGCTGTCGCTCGATTATAGTGTCGTCGCAGCGGCATCGGCCATCAGCCTTGCCCGCAAGGTGCAGGAGCAGCAAAAGGAGATTGACGAGCTGAAAGCGCGTCTGAGCAAAATCGAGAAACTATTAAATCTGTAAGGTATGGCTCACGGAACAAACATCATCAGCGCACCTGTCGTTATGCCTGCCGACATTGCGGCCATCCTGGGCATCAGCGGCACCGACCTTGAAACGCTTTGCACCAGTCCGGCTATTAATATGTGGGCCGTTTATAAGCCTGTGCAGGTGAATCAATACAACGAGATTACGCTGGCGCAACGAAAAGCGGTCAATTTCGGCATCATCAATATTCCGACGTGGGCAAACATCAACAAGATGGCCAACTTTTGGTTTGGCATCGACACCACCGCCACTAACTTCCCGGATGTCGGCATCCGTCCGATATATTGGGGCTATCAGGTGCCGACGGGTTTCAAGCGTCTCAGCGACTTTTCGGAATATCCGCTGACAGCCGACGCACTCGGCTATTTCCACGGTGCAGAGGCACCCGTCGGCAGATCTTCAGAACCCAACTACACCATTGAGGGAAATGGTCATCTGAGAATCAGGTATGACACAGGGGCACTCGACGCGAGAACGGTCAAGCTGAAAGACCTCACCTATGTCGCCGGAGGCTTTGACGTTGAAAACATGTACTTTGGCATAGTCATGCACAAGGTTGGCTCGAACGATATTTATGCAGGCACGCAGATGACGAAGATCGCAGACTTGGAGACTTACGGCGCATACGTTGACATGGCGAATCTCGATGCCAGCTTTAACGGTGACTGGGAAATCTTCCCGATGGCCAGCAGCGACATTATCAGTTTCACCCACAACCTCGGACAATACACCAACGGAAAGTTTATGGCCTTGCAAGAGCGTGAGACCATCGGTATAGGCACGACCATCGTCAGGATGAACATACTGGAGCAGTCGTTTAACTCATTCCGAAATACGGAAGAAAGCAACCGACTTCTGTATGTGAATATTACGCTGAAGAACGATGCTTTTCAGGGCACACTCGGTGCTGACGTGAAATTCGAGGTGTTTGACGATCAGAACAACATGATTGGTCAGAACACCATAACGGCTTCGGCATCGGGCGGTTCGGGGCAGATGCCTTACGGCACAACGAAGCTGGTGAGTGGTGCAGTTGATCTCGGCAACCTGCTAATCTTAAACGAGGCTTACAGCGTCAGAGCAACGGTCACGCCCGACTACGGTCAGAACATCGGGCTGTCGTATGCAGTTTGCATGGTAACAGATGGCCCGTCACCTTACGCATAATTCACGGTAAACCCATAACGCGGAATTGTCGGTAAAGAAAAAAGGCAAAAGAATTATGGATGCAAAGTACATCATACAGGAAGGCGACATTGCGAAGTATCAGTTTGAAATCAAGCATGAAGACTTCGACATGAAGCGTGACGATTTCGAGGTCATGCTGTCATGGGGGATGCTGGGGCAGTCGCTGACGGTGAAGAAGAGCCAGATGCCGTGCGACGAAGACGGTAATTGGTTCTTGATTGTTGACAGCAAGGGGATGGTCGGAAAGTTGATGGCTACATGTCATTATCTGATACCTGACTCTGACATGCCAGAAGGCTTGCGCGATGAGTATAGCCGTAAATATATCGGATTTGTGACCGCCAGCCCGTGCGTGCAGTTGGATTGCTGCTGCCCCTGCCATGAGCAAGAAGATGATCATGTCACCTATACCCGCGTATGGCGTAACGACGTGAACACGCTCTATCTGAATGTGCGCACCACGGAAGAGGACGGCGAACATCGGCCAATAGTGGATAGCGAGGGTCAGCAGATCAGAGTGAGAAAAGAAGACAAGGATATTCATTAGAACATTTTTAAATATAAAGATATGGCACAGAATTTTGATTTACAGCAAAACGGGCCTGAGTTACAGGACATCATCAATGATGTGCGCCCGGAAACGGAAAGGGCTATGGCCGCCGAAGCAGACTTGCAGCGGCAGATTAACGACATTGTGAGTGGTGATGCGATGGTGAACCTTGCGGCCAGTCCGACGGCTATCTTTGCCGAAGAGGAAAGCACCATCAATCTCACGGCTACGACTAATCAGAACGCCAGCGCGATTGTCATCAAGAAAGGCGATACGGTCATCGGTGAAGGTAGCGGCACGTCGAAGAGTGCCTCCGATACCGTTACGCCTACTGAGGTGGGCACAATCTCATACGTGGCAGAGTTCACCATTTCGGGCAACCAACGCACGGCGAACCGCAGCGTGAGCGTCGTACTGCCTATCTATTACGGTGTCGGTGCGGAATACCCTGCCGAGATGACCAAGGACAACACGCCTCGCGTGCCTGGTTCTTTCAACTACGCAAACATCGCCACCGAAGCAGGGCAATACCTGTTCTTTGAGATTCCCGACGACAAGAAACTCACGGCACTGGCTGTTGTGTCAGTACCAGCAGACACTTCGCTCTCTTTCGAGCAGATTGAAAGCCAGCGCGAGGGCTACAAGGCTTATCGCAACGTTGTGCCTCGCGGCACTGGTACCTATACCTATAAACTTACTATTGCAAACGATTAAAGACATACAACTATGGCAGATATTTTTAACATAGCAGGCGAAATCAACAGCACCTCTCAGGAAGGAACCGCTGTTCACGCCAATCAGGTCAAAGATGACTTGCAGAATAAAAAGCAGAGTCAGATAAATGAGGAAGTCGGTGAGGAGTTGGTTCTTCACACCAACCGACTGAATGCCCTGACGGGTCAGAACTATGTCACCGTAGTGGCTACGCAGAGCACAACCGTAGCCGACATCCCGACGCTGATCAACGCCAGCGGCGAAGGTGAGCAGGCCGACACCCTCTATCGCGTCGGGTTCTGGGACGGTAGTGCCTATGTCGCTGACAAGTACACCGAATATGCTTGGAACGGCACAGCATACGTCATTCTCGATGTAAAGTCATCTATCAGCGAGGTATTCGACATCAGCCTCTATAAAGCGGTTGGTGGTGTACTGGCTACATTTGCAGACCTTTCAGCAGCACTTGACGGTGGAAACAATGTACCAGCAGGTGTCAGACAGGGCGGTATGAGCATCAAGTTCGTACAGAGTTCTGACAATAAGTATGTGCAGTATCGCTATATGCTCGATAATGCCGCAACTGATAGTAATTTTACTAATATTGCTAATTGGCAGGGAAATAATATATATTGTAATTTTAAATCGAAATTTGGAGAATTGATATATAATGGTGGAAATTCATACTCCGATAAAGTGGGTGCAATTGCTGGTCACAGTTTCGTCATCTATCTCCAAGATATAGACAATTGCGATGATAATCAAAATGTATATTTTGCCGTTCATGTTAAATACAGTGAATCAGAATCTGAAAATACAATTATATCCAATAATCAAAGTTCTTTTGTTAAGAAGAACAAATACGCTTTTGCTTTATCTTCTGGAAACGGAGACGTTGAATACATTAGAATAGCAGCGAGAGTAAAAGAAGGTAAGAGCCTTTTATATCAAATTGACGATGTAACATACACTAATGAAACAGCTACACAGACTCTTGAAACTGCTGAGAAAAGTCTGAATAATCAAGAAAAAGGTTTTGGTGAATTCTGTTCAAAAGTTCTTCTGTCTTATGGGAGAATAGAAACTGATACTACAATATCTGATGGTTATAAGGTCATAGAGCCTATCTCAAATGGTTACGCGCATAGTCAGATATTGCACAATGTGCTGCAAGTAATACCAACAACCATTCCGTGTGCTATCCTTAAATATGATAATAATGGCAATTATTTAGGATTCCTATCAGCTACTACAGAAGCAAGGTCGTTTTCAGTAGAAAACATTAGACTACAAGTGCCTGTCGGCAATGGAGAAACATTAACTGATATTGAGGAATCTATAACCATTGTGTCAAATTATGAAAAACACAAACTTGATGTAATTGATACAATCGGTACTAACAGAGTTGAGTATTTTCAGGGAGGTTTTGCAAACGATGGCACGCTGACAGATACTCCTAACAGGGTGCATACGAATATCCTTAAAAACGTCAAATCTATCACTCCTCAGAATGGTTATGAATTTACTGTACTCAGATATGATAGTGACGGTAGCGCTGATGCAACCTTATGGGGATGGAAACAAACAACCTTCGACATACCTTATAGCAACCACACAATAAGGGTATGTATTCGCAAAACAGATGAATCAGCATTTAATGCTGAGGACGCTTACGGAGTTCTCCAAATTGTTCGTTATTCTCAATGTGAAATATTATCCAACGAATCGTTTGGATTTAATTCGAGGAATGTGATGTTAGATTACGGTAATATTTCCCCGACTACATCGGAGGTATCAAATGCAAGAACTAATAGACTGCATAGCGGTTACATAGATAACTGTTTGTGCGTTTACGCGGAATCGGGTTATGAAGTTGCTGTACTTATAATTAACGAAGACGGCACATTTGATCAAACGCCTTATGTGTGGAAATCTGAATATGCTTTCAGCAAGCCACATCGTGTTAGATTTAATGTCAGAAAGTCAGACAATACCGATATTGCTAATATATCAGATGTTATTCCTCATATCTTTGTGCTTACCAGCACATCTTATATACCTAAGAAAATAAGTATATTGGGAGATAGCTTATCCACATTTGGAACAGCTACCGTTGAACATCCTGACCCGCAAGATAACTATGGTGGTATATGGACTTACCCGCAAAATGGGTGTCGATATCCTCAAGATAACTTGTTTTTTGATGTTGACCATACTTGGTTCAAAAGACTTATTGATAATTTTGGATTTACACTGGGAATCAATGAAAGTTGGGCAGGAACTACAATAACAGATGCAAGAACGGACATACCTCCTATCTCTTTACAAAGTAGGATAGATCACCTTGATGACAATGGCACTCCTGATATAATATTCATATTTGGGGGTACAAATGATATAAACAGAGGGCCATCCGAACAGCATCCGACAATACCTGAAGTACCTTTGGGAACATTCAACACAGAAGACCCCACCAATTATACAGCAGAAGAAATTGCTGCATTACCTAATCACACATTTGCTGATGGTGTTAGGACAATGTTGATTCGCGTGTTGAAGACTTATCCTACATCAAAAGTTATAATGATATTGCCATTTATTACAACCAATCCATCAAGAAATACGAGACTTGATGCTTTCTTGGAGGTGTTAAAAGAGGCTTGTGACTATTTTGGCGTGGCTTATGTGGATGCAAGAAGGGCTGGTATAAATATGTGGAATAAATCATCTTATCTTCCAGATTCTCTGCATTGTAATGCAAAGGGTGCTGAGATGCTTTACGAGGAAGTCGCAAGTTTTGTGGGTTATAATGATTTGTTACTGAAATATCTGTAAAAGTATTCGTATATAGTTAATACACAGGGTTCTTGTAATAACTCAATACATAACTCAATACATAACTCAATACATAAGAGAGGCGGGATTTAATGCTCGTCTCTCTTCGTTTTTTCAAAAAACTGAAGAAAAATTTTGTTGTTCCAGAAATAATGCTTATCTTTGCATCGCTTAAATTCCAATGCGGTACGTCGATGCCGCCATCATAGGTGGCATTTGTTGTATCTGCCATATTATTGTAATTGAACCCCATTGGGGCAGCAGCGTCGGGTAGTCGAAAGACCCCGGTGGCATCGCATTGGAAGCCATAGCAACGCGCAACGCTGCCCCATATTTATTGCAGATACAGATATGATGACACAAGGATTTTATCAGAGTAATGCGGAAAACAGATTCCGCGAGTATCTTAATTCGAGCATGAGCGATATGTTCTCGCTCGACCTGAGTAGATGCACGTTGATAGAGTGTATTAACAAGATGTGCGAAATCAAGTCGCGTTCGCACCCGAAGATCAAGCAGAACTATCGTATGCTGGTCAACAAGCTGGCGGACATCGAGCGGCAGTTCGGTTGCACCATCATGCCCGCCATGATCAGCAGCGTGTTCTGGAACCACTTTGTGCCGTTCCTCGCAGACCAGGGACTGAAGTATTCCACTATCGGACATGTGAAAGCGAACCTGATTGCGGTGCTCAACTGGTCGTCGAAGTACGGAGTGAAGCTGAATCCAAGTTATAGCGAGGTTGCATTCCTAACTATATACCATCCAAGATCTCTCTTACGCCTGACGAGATAAGCCACATCTATCATTTCAAGATAGGTCAAGAGCCGACATATAGCTTCCGCTCTAAGAAAATGCTGAAATTACGGAAGAACAAGATCGAGACGCTGGAGAAAGTGCGCGATATGTTCGTGCTTGGCTGCAACCTCGGCCAAAGGTATTCAGACCTGGTGCGCATCAGTCCTGAGAACTTCCGCAACGGACAGTTCTCTATCGTCCAGCAGAAGACGGGTAACAAGTGTTTCGTGCCTATCAACTCGCTGAGCATCGACAGCCGAATCACCTTCGCCATCCTGGAGAAGTACGACTACCATGCACCATATACCGGCGACATCAACAACTACAACACGTATCTGCATGAACTGCTTCGTCATATAGGCGAGGATTTCATGGACGAGGTACACATTGACAACAAGATCAACGGCATCATCACCCGCGAGACGAAACTGAGATACCAACTTATATCTTCTCATAGTGCAAGACGCTCATTCGCCACCATTAACACACTGCGGAACATTCCGAGAAACAAGATACTGCGAGCAACAGGGCATTCAAGTGAGAAGGCGTTTGTTAGATATATATGTTACGATGAAGAGGTCTAAAAAATATAAAGCAGGGAAGCCTACAAGATTGCGGATTATATCGTTGAGAAGCTGAAAGCGGAAGACCCGGAATGGATCGACGGACAGAACGCGAAGCCATCGCAATAGTCTGAGCACAGACAGCACAGACGGAATTACATATCAAAGGGGCATCACGACAAATGAAGTCGTGGTGCCTCTTTTTTTGTGCCTTGCGGTGAGCGTGGTGCGGTAAACCTAAAACGGCGAATGGCGGGAGTGGTAGAAGACAAAAAAAATGAGTCATGAAGTTAAAATGGACAACGATTGAATATCTGAAGAAGCACTCGCGCATACTGGATGACTGCGAGGATGCGCTACTGGAGCAGTACGGCGTTGCTGCGGAGAACCATGTGCTGAAGACTATCCGACGGACGTATGACAACGTGATAGACATCTATGGCGAGGTGCCTGCGGATTTCTATGTGCTCGTGCAGTTGCTCGTAGATAGCATGTACCAACACCGCTCGATGGTGTCGATGCAGAATCTCAGCATTGTGCCGTACAGCTTTGATTATCTCATCAAGGATTACATGCGGCTGGCTGGTGGCAGTCCGTTGCAGGCAGAGCGCGACACGCTGATCATGAAACTCGACGCGCTGGAGGTGGACTTCACTTTCTCGGTGCGCGACGTGCCTGAGACGGATGACATCAAAGGCATCAAGGCGCAGTTCGGACGGTTGCGCGAACTGTACGGCAGCATCGTGAACCCGACGCAGTTGATTTGCAGCAACCTTCGAAATAGCCTAAACACGCTCACCGAGGCGTGCAAGCCGTACATCTGTCCCGAAGAAACCACTAATCCCTAAACCACCACAGCCATGACAGGATATTCAGCAGGGTTAAGACGGCACAGAATCGTCATCCAGAACCGAAAGGAGCAGACGCAGAGCAAGTACGGCATCGACGGGGCTGGCATCGAGTGGGAGAATGGGCCTACGGTGTGGGCTGACGTGACGTGGACGAAGGGCAAAAGTGCGATGCGTGAAGGTGCGCTCGATGCTTATGCGGTGGTGATGGTGCGCATAAACTGGTGCGCGAAAATCAACATGCGTTCGCGGATTGTGTGGAATGAGCAGATTTACCAAATCATCCCTGAGACCTTCCATCCAGACTACCAGCAGAACACCATCCAATTTCATGCGCAACTATTGGTAAACGAATTATAAGGAACTATGAAAGAAAAGAAACCAAAGAGAGAGGTCGCGATCATCCATTTCAACACGCCCATGCTGACGGAGGCGGCGATTAAGAGCCTGCGGAAGCATGGCGGTGAAAAGTACCACGTCACCATCTTTGACAACAGCGACACGAAGCCCTTCATGAGACGGATGCGTAGCGTGACGGTGATTGACAACACCAAGGGCCAGGTGATTGACTTCGACGCGGAATTGGCCAAGTTCCCTGAGAGAGACAGAGGGATTGGCTGTGCCGTCGGGTGTGAGTTCGGGAGTGCCAAGCACATGATGACAGTGCAAAAACTTTGGGAACTATTGCCCGAAGGCTTTGTGCTGATGGAGTCGGACATTCTGCTGAAACAATCCATCGACGAGTTTTTTGATACGACGCAGAGCGTGGTGGGATATTGGCAGAAACAGCAGCCGTACAACCCATTTCATATCGGGCGAATGCTCCCGATGCTATGCTATATGAACGTACCGATGTTGACGGCCAAAGGTGCCAAGTATTTCGACCCTGAGCGAACCTACGGGCTGTTGCCTGGTGGTCGTCAGAACCGCAATAATTGGTATGATACTGGATCGGTGCTGCTGGAGGATATTCTGGCAAACCGTCCGAATCTGATTGGCCGTCACATCGACATCCGAAACTATCTGGAGCACTTCGGCAGCGGCTCGTGGCAGAACAACGTCCACATGCTGCATCAGAATTGGTTGAACGAACATAAAGACCTGTGGCAATGAGAATCGAGGTATTTACTTTCTGTTGGAACGAGATGGTTGTGCTGCCGTTCGCCGTTGACTACTGGCGACGCTATGCCGACCATGTGACGGTGTTCGACAACGGCTCGACCGACGGCTCCATCGAGTTTATGCAACAGCATTCGGACTTAATAAGCATCGAGCATTGGGAAACCAACAACCAGATTAACGACAAGATGCTGCTCGATGCTAAGAACGAGGCGTGGAAACGTGCCCGTGGCTCTGCCGACTTGGTTGTTATGGCTGATATGGACGAGATGCTGATTCCGATGGGAGACGAACTTCAGCGGATGATGGACGAAGGTTGCACGGTGTGCATGCCTCGCTGGTTTACGATGATGAGCGACGAGGTGCCGACACACGAAGACGGTAAACTGTTGCACGAGATACGGCCCTACGCCATCCAGTCGCCAGGAAAGGTGATTGTGTTTGACCCTAAAAAGATAGGCAATGTGAACTACGACCCAGGGGCGCATCAGTGCCGTCCTGAAGGTTTTGTGCAGTGGTTTGATGGCGGTATCTACTGCCTACACACCGACCACAACTTCTCTCTCGAACATAAGATTGAACGCTACCGCCAGATGAACGCCCGCCAGTCGGCCATCAACCGACAGAAGGGATGGGGCATTCACTACGGCTTCAGTGCCGAACACCTGACGAAGTGGTGGGGCGAGGCTTGGCAGCAGACCACCGATTTCGGCAGTATCATCACCAAAGAGATTGAGCAGAATGGGTAAGGTAGCAGCAATGGCCCTTTGTCGCCTGGGCAATCAGATGTTTATCGCGGCAGCGGCTCGCACGTTTGCGGCCCGCACAGGCCGAGAGTTCATCGGACTGGTGAAGACGGACATCGAGCGCGACTATCCGCAGCAGCAGATGGAGACCGTGATGCGCCGTGTGCCGTGGGTGAGCCGTGAAGCGGTGAGCGACTTCTGGCAGATGCCACACGGCGATTACTTGTGCAACGGATTCCCTGAGACCGATGCAGACAACGTGCTGCTGAATGACTTCTTTCAGGATGCCCGCTGCATCGACCGCGACATCGCCTTTGACCTCTTCAAGCCTTACGACTCGATACTGAAGGAAATCCACGAAGTCTATGACGACGTGAGCGACATGGTGTGTGTGAATGTACGTCGTGGCGATTATCTGCGCTGCCAGAAAGACGGATTCCGTGTGCTGACGAAACACGACATCGACACGATGCTGAAGGCGTTTTTCCCGAAAGAAAAAGTGCTGTTTGTCAGCGAGGACATCGAGTGGTGTAAGCAGAACTTCAGCGGTAAACGCTACATGTTTGCAGACCGTCCGTGCCGCTACAAGCCCGAAATGGATTTGTACTTGCAGACGCAGTGCAAAGCGAACATCATCAGCAACTCTACTTTCTCGTGGTGGGGTGCTTACCTGAACGAGCGATCCGAGAAGGTCGTATGTCCGTGGCCGTGGTTTGCGGATGGAAAGATTGACCAGATGAGTCACATCCTGCCCGATAGCTGGCTGAAATTCTGAGAGTAAACCCAAGACTGACTTTTGTACGATTAGAAAAGCGAATAAGATATGAATTGGTTTAGAAATCTATTCACACCCACTGGGACTATTCCCGCTCAACAGCGTGAGGCGGCACCGCAGGCGGTCAACGCTGGCGGTGTGCCGGGCGTTCCCGTGACGACCGACCCGAACCATCCGAGCAATCAGGGGCCGAAGGTCAGCGGCGGCTCGTTTGAGGAGCGCATCGCTTACGTTCGTGGCCCTGAGTCGGCGTTGGTGGTGGCGGCGGTCTATCGTGCCGTCAATCTGAGGGCAGACACCATGAGCGTCATGCCCGTTCAGTACCGCAAGAAGGACTTCGAGAAGGGCAACTTCGTGCAAGACATGCGCGGACTGGGCAAGCGCATCAACTACCTGTTGCAGCAGGAGCCGAACCCCATCATGTCTGCCAGCGACTTGTGGCGACTGGTGGAAATCAACCGACTTTTCTACGGCAACAGCTTTGTGTATATCGAGCGCGACGAGTTCGGATTCCCTGCCGCTCTGTGGCTGGTGAAGACGGGCGGCTACAACATCAACACGGGCACCTACGCAAGCATCGTCTATCTGACCGACCACGGCTATGAGACACGGGTGAACGTGCCGCGTGAGGACGTGCTGCACTTCGCCAACACCTTCCGCTATCAGAACGGCATCTGGGGTAAGCCTACGTTGGAATATGCCGTTGAGACGTTGAGCCTGAACCGCACCATCAAGCAGCAGTCGCTTGAAACGGCTGCAAAGGGTGGCCGCGTGAAGGGATTCATCGGCGAGGACACCAGCAAGACGGTTTCGCCCATCGCTGCCGGTCTGTTTGACAAGTCGGAGATGGACAAGTACGCCGAGGAAATCCAAAGCAAGATCTACAAAGGTCACGACATCATCGCCATTCGAGGGCTCGACAAGTTCGTGCCTATCTCGATGACGGGCTCAGACATGCAGATGTTTGAGCAACTGGGTGGCACGAACGACGACGTGGCAAGGTTCTTCGGTGTTCCCCGACCGCTGCTGATGCTCGACACCAACAGCCATTACAACGACTACCAGAACGCCACGATGGAGTTCCACACGCGAACCATTCTGCCTCAGAAGACCGGCAACGAGAAAGAGATTGCCCGCAAACTGATAGGCTTCAAGGACTACGGCACCCGCGACATCCACATCTGCGAAGATCCGCTCATGGTTATGGATCCCGAACGCCGTGCGAAGGTGGCACAGCTGAAGATGCAGGCAGGACTCTGCACCGTGAACGAAGCCCGACGCGACTTCGACATGCCAGCGGTGGAAGACGGAGACGTGCCAATGGCATCGGCCAATCTCATGACGCTGAAAGCACTCATCGCCAAGAGCGACGCAAGCACGACATTGAAGCCCGGCAACTACACCGTAGGAGGTGGAGAAGGCAACGAACCGCCAGCAGACGGGAAATAATTGTCACGTGACGATTTGGAAACTGTCACGTGACGATATAAAATTGACAGCTTATGACACCGAACCCGACAAAAGAGGAAATCGACGCTCTGGAGCGCGAAATCCAACAGCAGAGAAAGAAGCGCGAAAGCCGCGTGCATCGCGCAGTAAACCCAGGACGCTAAAACGCCCGATAAGTAGATAACATTTTCAAAGTTAAACGAGAATATGAAACAGGTAAGATTTGTACCCAACGACCTTTGCGGTCTGCAAGTCCGCGAAGATGAGAACGGCCAGCAGAGCCGCGTGGTTCAAGGTCGCGCCATCGTCTTCGGACAGAGAAGCGTCAACCTTACACCGTGGAGTTCTACCCGCGTCGTTTTTGAGGTGCTGGAGCCAGGCTGTATCACTCAGGAACTGCTGAACCGCAGCGACGTGGTGTACAACCTGAATCACAACAGCAACGTAGTGAACGTGCTGGGCCGATTCCGCAACTCGGAGAAGGACACCCTGAAGCTCAGATTGGCAGCTGACGGTGTGTACAACGAATGCGACCTGCCCAAGACCAACAACGCCAACGATGCGCTGGAGCTGATCAAGCGCGGCGACATCAACGGCCAGTCTTTCGCTTTCGAGGATGACTACGAGGACACCGAGAATGGTGTTTCCTACGAGCGCACCAACGAAACCATCGACGGCAAAGAGGTGTGGATTCGTCACGTCAAGCGCATTATCGGCTTGTATGACGTGAGCATCGTCACCCATCCTGCATACGAGCAGACCACCGTCGGCACCCGCGAGCAGTCAGATGCTATCGACAAGGCCATTGAAGCCCAGTTGCAGCGTGAGCATCAGGAAACTGACGAGGAAAAGCAGGCACGCGAAGCCAAGGAGCGTGAGGCCAACGGCGGCGAAACCAATGCCGAGAAAGCCGAGCGCGAGGCTCGTGAAGCCAATGAGCGCGAAGCCAACGGTGGCGAGACAAACGCCGAGAAAGCAGCCCGTGAGCAGCGCGAGAAGGAAGAGCAGGAAGCCCGCGAACTGGAAGAGCAGGAACAGCGTTTCCGCGAGACCCGTGCCATGCGTCTGCGTGCCCAGCGCAAGCGTACCGCAGACGAAATCGAATCACTTAATTATTAACCCTATAAAAACGTTTTTATCATGGCAAAAATGACAAAAGCACAGATCAACGAGCGTCAGCTCGAGATCATGGACAGACTTGATGTTCTGGACCAGAACGCCAACGTGCGTGAGGAGAAAATTCGCACCCTGACTTCTGAGGAGCAGAAGGGAACCATCACCGAGGAGCAGAAGCGCGAACTCGCTCAGTTGAAGAACGAGCAGCGTGCAGAGGATGCAGAGTACGACAAGCTGACCCGTGAGTCGGCTGGTCTGTCAACCCGTGCCAAGGCTATGGCCACCGGCAAGGAGCTGGATAACATCCGCGAGCGTGAGGACTACGGTGCCAAGATTCGTGAGTTGATTAACGACTGCTACACCAACCGTCGTGCAGCCAACGCCACCACCATTCTCGCCAACGCCATTACTGGCACAGCCGACGACAATGAGACCGCCAACCTTCAGGCCGGTGGTTTGATTCCTGTTGAGATCAAACCCATCATTGACACGAAGGTGCCCGGCATCGAACTGCCCGACGACCTCGTGATGGTGACTGGTGTGACCGGCACTCAGGTTATTCCTTACTCTATCAACGACGTGAAGTTCACCGTCGAGGGCGAGGTGACCAAGGTGGATGAGCAGGCTCTCGACTTTGCCCACATCACCACATCTCCGAAGCGCGTTGCTGCCAGCGTGCCCGTCAGCCGTCGCGCTGTCGCCCAGGCCGCTTTCGACATCGTGGCCTTCATGACCTACAAGTTCCAGAAGGGTTGGGCTATCTTCCGCGCCCTCCACATCTACGCTCACGGCGAGTACACCAAGTTGCAGTCACCATTCGCACAGGTAGAGGTGGTTGAGCTGACTCTGGATGAAAACATTGGTAAGAACCTGAAGAAGGAGATTGCCAAGATGTACGACCTCGGCTTCGAGGGCGATCCCGAAGTCATCATGGACAAGACCACTGAGGTTGACCTTGAGTTCATCAAGCTCATCCCCGGCACCACCGACTCCAACCGCACCGTCGTACAGGATGGTCGCTGCGTAGGCTATCGCAACCACATCAGCCCGTACATCGACTACTCGATTGCCTCCAATGGCGTTGCCACCAAGGACAAGGTTGGCGACACTCCCGTCCGCTACATCGGTATCGGCCACTTCGGCTACCTGAACGAGCAGGTGTACGCTGATGGCATCGAGTTCAACATCGACGGCACAAGCTCTGCCAACTTTGACCGCAACGTCATCGCTATGGGCATGAGCCTTGACTACAGTCTTGTGGAATTGAGTTCGAAAGTCAACGGCAACACCTCCGGCAAGCCCCAGGCCTTCAAGCTCATCAAGCTCGTGGAGCCTGTCAGCTCTGCTGTTATCGGTGACTAAACTCTCTCTCAACGCACTTTTCTGGAATCATAGTTCCTGACCGGCTGTCGGCTCCGATGCAGCAGCAAAGGTTGTCTGACAGCCGGTTTTGAAAAGTTAATAAGTAAAAGTTAAGTCTAACAACATCGCACAGATAGAATGAGTCTGAGAACTGACATCATCTTCGTAAAGGCTTTAAAGTCGAATACGGCTTTGATTGAGTCGCTGCCTGCCAAGGGGATCTACAACACATCGATTCCTTTGCCGGATGCCGACATGCTCAATGCACCTATTCCGTATATAATCGTTCGCATGACGGGAGTCAATAACGACGCTTCCAATAAGGATGAATCTTATGAGGGAGAGTCGGACACCGTGAACATCGACGTGGAGGTGTGCGCAGAAACACGCGAGGAACTTGGCGACATGGCTGAGACCGTGCGCAAGACCATCCGCGAGTATTTCGAAACGGCTGATCCTGAAGATGAAGACTACGAGTTAGTTCCTGTTGACTATCAGTTTGGCGCGACGGGTGTCATGTATGACCCCGACAAGCCTTGCTTCTATCAGTCTCTAACCTATCAGTGTGACACTAACGCTTAGAATAATATGGGAGTTATCAAAGGACAAAATCTGCGTATTACCATCGGTGGTAAGTTTGTGGCATTTGCTACGAGTTGCACGGTGCATACCAGCCTGAATCTTGAAGAGAGCAGCACCAAAGACTCCACAAACAATTTCACGGAACAGACCCCGACGGGCATTTCGTGGGATATGAGTTGCGATGCTTTGTTCTCTGTAGATGCAGACATCACGGGTAAGAACGGTGCTGACGCTCTCGACTTGGTACTGGCACAGCAGAAGGTTCAAGTGCAGTTCGAGCAGACGCAGGGCGAAAAGAATCGCGTATCTGTTGCCGGTGGCGTGGTTTATTCGGGCTATGCCTGGGTTAATGACTGTTCAGTGACCGCAGCCAACCGAACGAATACCTCATACAGTATTCAACTCACGGGTGACGGGCCATTGACAAAGGGCAACGTTTCATCTTCAGCCATTTAATCACACACGGTATCGCTCGCTGTCACCATCGGCGGGCGGTGCTTTTCTAAAATTATTGGAACTATGACAGAAAAGACTATCAACATCTGCGGCCAAGAAGTGCGCATTTGCTACTGCGCCGCAACTGAAAACGCATTTGAGAATATTACAGGCAAATCCATCAGCGTCTTTGTACCTACGTTTGGCAAAGACGAGAATGGCAACACCATCATCACCGAATCCGCCAAGGCTATGACGGGCGACTGGATGTTCTTGGGTATAGGTGGCATCATCGCGGCCTACAGTAAGGACAATCAGCAGCCACCCGTTGACACGAACCAAGTGCTTTTCGAGGCTTCACCAGAAGACGTGACAAATCTCATCACCACCATCGTCGAATTGCGCGGACAATGGTATCGTGTGCCCGAAATCATCCCGAAGGACGAACAGCCTGCCAACGACGACGCGGAGGAACAGCCAAAAAACTGACTACCGCTCACGACAGATACATGATCTTCGTGGGCGAAATCGGCATACCGCGTCGTGAATACCTCTACGACTTGCAGTTCTGGGAAATCATTCTCATCATCCGTGGCTATTCACGTCGGCATCATCCCGGCTGGGAGCAGGCCCGCCTCGTGGCCTACAACGCGGCTCATTGCATGGGCAGCAAGCACCAACCACCACCCGTTGACCAATGGCTCCCGTTCTCATGGGAAAAGCCGGCCTTACCGTCAGATAATGTAGTCAACGAAATGCGTCGAAGGCTACAAGCCGAGAACGCTAAAAAGACATAGTATCTTTTCTACCATGTGAGTTCGACATCATCATTCCAAGCATCTGAAACATTCATGCTGAACGTCGGTTGTCTCGTAAAGAGCGGCCCTGAATATTGAGTCGTAGTGTTTCTGCTCATCGGCACATCTTCAAGACTCACGGATGCAATCGTCTGACTGTTGGAATCAAGGGCCGTCACGCTGACATTTGTGGTGTAGTCATCACCGCATAAACCGAAGACGGAGGCGGCGAGTTGGCCTGTAGTGCCTTGATAAGATGCTGGCACATTGATAGTAGTCTGTCGCTGTGTCGCTGCCGTAGGTTCGCCAGTGTGAGCGTCTATGCCGCAATGCCATGTATCGGCGGTAATGGATAGTTTCGAGAGCGTGGCAGGCACTTCGTCGGTGATGCTGATCCTGAGACGGGTGGCGACACGTTGCAGTTCCACCGATTGCGCCGTAGCCGTCTGCGGCGTGACGGTCATGCTGACCTGATGCCAAAACGTGTCCGAAGGTTTTTCCCATGTAATTTCCCCGTCTGTCACGGTGGCGTTGGTGCCACGGCTCGCCACAAAACAGAATTGGTGGTTGCCCGTCTCGGCAGTCACGGAAACAGAGCCAAAGCCGTCATCGGTGCTTTGCTGGTGGATAGTCTGTTTCAGCTCGTTGCCCATAAAGTCAAACAGCCAAAGATCGGTCATCTGCGACTCTGACAACGTGCCTCGCGTCATGGCCTCCTGCGTCATCGTCATCGGAATGTCAAAACGGATTACAACATGTTCCATCGTGTCCTTTGGCTTTTGAACGCTCAAGGAAACCTCATGCTTTTCACAACTCGGCAGCAACAAGGCCACTGCCACGGCCATCATTGATTTTTTCATAGTGATTGTTTTTAATAGTTTATATTTAAGGGTAGGGGAGTTCACGTCACTCCCCTTTGACCTTTTTCTTTCTTGGAGTCTTTGCAGCCAATTTTTCTGCAATCATGTCAAAATCTTCATGCACGCTTTGAGCCAGCACTTTCGCATAGCGTTGCGTCTGCGTAATATTAGTATGCCCAAGCATCTTCGACACGTTCTCGATTTTCACGCCATTGCGCAGCATGTAGGTCGCAAACGTATGCCGTGCCAAATGGCTGTGCAACCGTGTCTTAATACCTGCCATCAGTCCGAGTGCCTTCAGGTGGCGGTTATAATCCGCGTTGTTCATCTTCGGAATTTTCATGCCGTACTTTTCGAGGATATGCAAGGCAGGAGGCAAGATGCTCGAAACATACGGAACTCCAGTCTTGATTCTCTCACCAACATTATTCCACCTTGTGCCATCCCACTTGTAGTCATTCATATCAAAAGCCTGCATGTCGGAATAAGGCAGTCCTGTGTACATTTGGAAGACAAACAGATCGTGAGCCAGTTCAAGAGGAGTGCCATGCGGCAGTATCATCGTCTCGAAGTTCCGCATTTCTTCTTCCGTCATATATTCCACATTCTCCTTATCGCCACGCTTAAACTTTCCCTTCAGGCGGTCGTATGGGTTTCGGTCGATACGCTCAAACTCAACGGCACGGTTCAGCAGAGCCTTCAGACATTTGTGATAGTTATAGGTGCCAGCATCGCCCAGCCCTATTTTATGGAGCCATGCATCGAAGGCATAGATTTTCTCGACATTCACATCCTGCCAGCTGCTGATACCACCGAACTCGACCAAACGAACCACCAACGGTCTGTAATGCTTGCGCGTTCCTTCAGACATTCGAAGCATCCCGATTTGCTGCTCAAGCCAGTCTATAAACGACAGTCCGCCTGACGAGACAGCCCACACGTTCATTCTGATGGTATTAATGTTGACGGGCTGACTGGCTTCGATGTAGATATTCACCTCGTCCATCACCTTCTGATAGATCAGAGCAAGTCGTTTGTTCAGTTCTTGCGCGTCCATACGGTTCACAACCTGACCAGCTACCCATTGCGATGACATGACGCTGATGCCCGTCGAAACGTAATAGGTCTTTCTGTTTTCAATAATCCTAATCTCTATCGCTCCAGGATGTTTCTTCTTTGAAGTTTTCCGGCGGTCGAATATTATTTTTGTTGTTATCATATATTGTTATATTTTTGCGCACATACATGCGCGTATGTTCTTTATTTATATTTAAGGCCGATGTTTTACACCAATGTTTTACATGTTTTACATTTTTGTTTTACACAAGTACAATATTTGTAAAACACTTCGACCATTTTCTCCCAAAATCTCCCGTAATCGGAATTTTTCTTTCTTCTCAGATTTAAGCTCTTTCCCTTTATTTTAGGCGGACTCCGCGTATTTTTCGGAGTTCCCGCCTGTTTTACAAAGTGATCCGTTTGGGGCTCTCCAAGTTTCACGTAATAGGCTGATATATAGAAGATTAACAAATATGGTATTAGGGCGGTGTAAAACAATAGTAAAACACTGCCTAATATTAAGGTTGTTCTATATATAAATAATGTCATCATACGCGCTGTGATTCTTTGTGCTTCGTTTCGGCCACGCCTTTTTGGAATGGCCAGTTGTCGATGACGTTGTTATCCTTGATGAAGGCGGCAGCGGATTCGTAGTCTGCAAGTCGCTTTTCAAGGATTGCGATATATTTGTCTTTGTCAGCAATCCTATCTTTCAGGGTGGCTATCTCCATTTCCGCAAATCTTACAGCAGCTTTCACGGCATTCTCAATCCAGATGGCCGTCACGTCTGCCGGAGGCATTTGTGATGACGAAGGTGTGCTTTCTTTGCGCTGCTGCATCACATCGTAATCTGGATTAGCACCACGGTTGACGCTTTCAAGGATTTCATCTTCAGGCACATTCTCGACAAGCATATACTTGCTTTTGCCGAGGATGAAATCAATATTAAGGTGACCTTTGCCGTTGAAATGCTCAACAAAGGCAGCGGCAAGCCTGGCGATATAATCATCTCCTACGCGCTTGGTGCCAGCACGCAGAGCAGAGATGTACGAGCTTTTGCCTTTGATGTAGGTGGCGAACCGTTCCTGATTCATCAACTTTTCGCCAGCCAAGTAGTCGAAGGCTCTGAGGTATGGCGCATTATACCTCTTTTTATCCTCAATTCTACTGTCTTCAGTCATAATTATACTACAATTCCTTTAAATTATCTTAAAATTATACTGAAATTACACCAAAATTATACTGGTGTAAAATTTAGTTTGTATATTTGCACCCGAATAAAGCAAGCAAGCAAACAACGGGGCAAGAAAATAGCCGTCAGACGTGAGACACGTCTTTGCAAATGGGTATGGAGTGCAAATATACGGCTTTTTCTTCCTTGTTGGTGCAAAGCAAGCAAACATTTAAGATAATTTAAAGCAATTATGGTAAAAGAAAAAGTCACAATCGAGGATTTGGAGAAGTTCGCAGTAGGCGAACAGAAGGTCTTTGTGATGCCGAATTGGGATAAAGCAAGAAGTGCCGCTTCGCTGGCAAGCCAGATGAAAAACCGTGAGAAGACTTACGGCTGGCAGTTCAAGGCTCCAATCAGTCCGGCCATCGAAGGAACCATGCAGCGCACAGTCACAATCACAAGAATTGCATAGGCTATGGATAAGATACTACGTGCTGAGATAGTCTCCGAGGTGAAGCGGTCGATGGCAGAACTGAACGAGGTCTACCAAGAGGAATGGTTGACGAAGGAGCAGTTGTGTGAACAGTTCCCGATGTTCACGCCGTCGTGGATCAAGACCTTTGGCGAGAAGAGCGCAATGCCCAGGGAGCGTATATCGGTGCAGTCGGAAGACGGCAGCGGTGTGCGCTCGCGTTTCATGTATCCCAAGCACAAGATCAACAGGCTCATCGCCGATGGGTACTTCCGAAACATAGCGATAGATTAACAAGAAAACACATAAGCTGATATATAAAAGATTAATACCAATCGACTTTCTGTGGCAGCGGCCACAAAATTGAAACATATTTTTAGTTATTCATAGATTGAGGGAAATCAGCCAGCCGTGAGGTTCGCTGATTTGAAAACGAAACGCAATAGAGAGAATCAGGATAGACATATTTGGAAGGTTGGCCGAGTGGTATAAGCAGCAGCAAGGCAAGGCGACGATGAAGGATAAGACCGATACTGTACGACAGCGATAGGATGGTTCGAATCCATCACCTTCCGCAGATGAAAGGAGAATAGTTCTTTGACTTATTGGTACAATTAAAATTACCCAGCCCGAAGCGGGATAGGCATCGGAGAGACTAACAATCCATGACCTGATGCTGAACGACGTTAGGCTGGTTTCGCCATCGCAAGGTGGCGAGGTTTGAAAAGAACTATTTATATCATAACACCGACGAACAGAGCGGCAATTCATCCTGTTTGGCTTGGGATGGTCGGTGTATAAATCAAACGGGAGCCGTGTAGCTCAGTAAAGGCAGAGCGGCGGGGACTAACCCGCGGGTCGGTGGTGCGATGCCATCCACGGCAACAAAGATAAGATAATAGATTATAATTAAAAACTGAAAAGTGTATGAGAAAGAATGATTTTATGGATTTCTTCGAGGCCGTAGGCTTTGAGAATCCAGACGATGTGAAGATGATGCTGCGTCAGATTGGCTGTGGCATAATGATTGGGTTGGCACTCATCGCGGTGCTTGGTATCGGAGAGTTATTCAACTGACTGATTCACGCGATATGGTAGCACTATTCATTATTATTATATTTGTGCTTTTGTCGCCATTGATAGTGATGGCAATAGACGCGGTGATAGACATTGTGAAGAAACTTCTTGGCTGAATATGTATGATGACCACGGTGAGGAATTGTTTGGGCACGACGGACGGCACAAGCCTCCGAGGGCTGACCTGTTGACAGCTGACGGATGGGGTGACAGTCGTGGACGGTTGGCCTATTCATATATGAATCGGCAGCAGGAACAGAATTACAGCGAGTACGCCATCAGAACGATGGGAATGATGCCGACGGGCTACGTCATCGTGAATGCGAAAGATGTGGCCTACGACAAAGACACGGCCCTGAAGGTTGGTCATAATCGCGTGGCAATCCCCGTTAAGGAATACGCACGGCAAAGACGGTTGACACTCTCCGAGCAATGGGAACTGCTGAATCCACGATGGGCAGGCACTTACTTCGGTATAGGCAAACAGGACTTCTTTTGTAACAAGCGGCCAAGCCTGAATGATGCGATTACTAATGCCATTTATGCCGGCGAGATGCAATCATTCATGCAACGGTTCTGGACGGCAGACGATGGTCATTCGCTTGCAATCGAAAGACTGCAAAGAAGGGCCGACACGCTGAATGCTCAGGCTGATGATCTCTTCGACGAGGTGATGACCCTTAAATCGAAGATACGCAAAATCGAGAGCGATATTCATTACGGCTGGTACTCGAAATATCACTTAGACGGCTTTAATGCGCATGAATACCTTCAGGCGAAGAAAGACAAACTCTTCATCATGGAGGGCGACATGAACGAGTTGAGAGCCAAAGCCAAAAAGATCACAGATTACATTCAAAGCATTACATTCAATGAAATTAAGATTTGCAAACAACATGAACACCATTGAGGGCGGCATGGATATTGGCCCCGAAGAGGTAATGGTTAAGAGTGCCAGGAAAATGAAACTCAAGTCTGTCAACCGAGAAACAATTACCAAGCGTTTGATGGAGATACAAGAAGCAAAGGAACAAAACAATCAATTTATTAAGATATGGAATTTACAGGTCAAATTATCAAGGTGCTGCAGAAACGTAGCGGCACAAGTGAGAGAACGGGCAACCAGTGGGAAACTCAGGGTTTTGTGTTTGAATACAAAGAACACGACACCGATCCGTGGCATGACCGTGTTTATCTCGAAACATTCGATACCAACATCATGGCGAACCTCGTGGAGGGTGCCATTGCCAAGATTGGTTTCAGGCACAGGACGGAAGACTACAATGGTCGCACCTATAACCGCGTCCAGATGAACAGTTTCGAGTTGGTTGGTAAGCCGATGGAGGCACAGCAGCAAGAACAAGGCGCAAACGGTCTGAAGATGGGACAACAGCCCACACCGCATCCGCAAGGCCAACAGCAAGCCCCATTTTCGCCAGCGGTTGATGCAAACGGTAATCAGCAAAATCAGGAAGGAGGGAAAGACGATGACCTCCCGTTCTAACAACCACTACTTCCCTGAGTCCAAGCCTACAGGATGGACTCAGAGGAATCTACCCAATCAAACCAGTCGCCTGCAAAACAAGATATGGCGTAAACAGCAACGATAAAACAATGAACTATGAACATAAAAGTGGATACAATCGGGAATCAGAAAGGAGAAAGCTATGCGCTCACCGTGGACGATAAGCAGTATCTTCTTTTTGGGCCAGAAAAACTGGTGGCTGCTATGTTCAAGCACATCGTTCTCGAAGAGCCTGAAGAGGAAGACCCGCTGCTCATGCTGAACCTGATGCAATCGGCGGCAGCATGGCCGACGCTCGCGGAGGCGCACAACGCCAACGCCAAGATGATGACCGATGTTGAAGATGCCAGGCGGGAGGCCCGTGTCATGCGCAAACAACTGTCGTTGGCTAACGACCAGATTGACCAGATGAGCACTGAACTGAAAGGTCTAAAACTTGAACTCAACCGCGCACAGGTAAGGATTGAAGGCTATGAGCGTCTGAAGCAGCAATACAACAAAGACATTCTGAAAGTTGAGCGTAAGGCAAAAAAGATCATCAAAGAGTACGAACGTGAGCGTGAGCTTGAACGCGATCAGAACGACCAGAAAAGCCTTGAAGACCGTGTAGAGGAAATCCGACAGAAACGAAAGAAGCAACCGAAGAAGGCTCCGGCAACAAAGCCCGTGAAAACGATGATTGCCAAGAAGCCAGTCACGACGAAAAGAGTAACTATTACATGGACTCCGAAGATTCAGGAAATACTCGACACGCCACTCACGGTGAAGGCCACGGGATTGCCTGCTAAGATTCTACTTATCATGGAGCGTGCTGGCGGTCGGTTTAATCAGACCATCGGTGACATTGTGAAACTGACGAAACGCGACCTTTTGGAAACGAAGGGCTGCGGTTCTAACGCCATTGGCATTATAAACGACTGGTTGGATGCCAACGGCCTCTCGCTCGACGTCAACATCAAACGACCTAAGAAATGAGAGACATGGAGAAGCGTCGCCAGCGTGACCGTGAGCGGTATTTAAGGCAGCGTGAGGCGAGACTGGAGAAGCAGCTGGCATACTATCAGGCGAACCGTGAAACCATCCTCAGAAAGGCCAGAAATCGCTATCTGACATAATAATAACGGGGACGAATCCGATAAGAAGCTGGACGGATAGTTTGGTCATCCACGTCCCCACTTTAAAACATTTGGAACTATGGCAAGAATATACAAAAACGGCGAAGTATCCATCAGGGTTAAAGACATTGTGGCTGTTCATATCCCATCAGATGAGCCTCTTACTGTTGAGATATGCACAACCTATGCGTTGGCAAGTTTTAGATTTAATTGCACATCGGAGGAATCCGCTAAATCATTGTGGAAAGAAATATCTGATGAAATGGCAAAGGAACTATGAACGAAGAAACAACGAACAACACCCCACAACTGGCATCACCTGAGCAGTTGGCGATGGACGAACTGAGGCCGTACTTGTTGGATGCGAGCAAGGACTATTCTGAGCCCATCTACATGCTCGAATACAATGGGGTGCCCTTCTCGCCCATCGGAGGCATTCAGGCGTTGTCAGGGCAAAAGAAAAACGGCAAGACGTTTGTCATAGCGCAACTGATTGCCGTCTGCCTTGATCCTGAGTCGCCACGGGTACACGACAACCTCCCAGGGCTGACGGTGCCACAGCGCACGTTGGAACACCTCGGACACTTGCCACACGTCTTGTGGATAGACACCGAGATGGAGGAATTGAACTCTGCCAAGGTGCTGCGGCGCGTGCATTGGCTGGTAGGTCAGGATATGAAGACACCGCACGAGCGATTCCACGTCCTTTGGATGCGAACCGTCGAAGGCACAGACCAAGAGCCGGCATATAAGAAGCGTTGGCGACTAATCAAGCTCGCTATCGAGATTCTGCACCCCGACATCGTGTTCATAGACGGTGTTCGTGACATCATCGGCGACTTCAACGATAACGCAGCCAGTTCACAACTGGTGCAAGAGCTGATGGCCACGGCTGAGAAATATCACATTTGCATTTGGAACGTGCTTCACATGAATCCACGCCCAGGCAACGATGATGAAAGCAAAATGCGCGGCCACCTTGGTACTGAGTTGGGCAACAAGGTAACGGACACTTTGGTCAGCATCAAGCAGAAGACCGCCAGCGGCGTGACGTTCACCGTCAAACAGATGGACGCACGAGGTAAGGATATGGATGATTGGAAGTTTGAAGTGACCGAGCAGGCTGGCGCACTTGGCATCCCTCGCATTATCGCAGGAACCACGCCACCACCAAAGAAGGAAGTGACGTGTGACGACCCGCAAGATATTCTGAAATGGATTAATGAGGGCATGAGCCGACACAACTGGCCGATGGATCGAAAGAGCATCAAGGAACTCATCTTCAAGGAGATTGGCGGTGTGACCAATAAGGACAAACAACAGGCCGACTTGATAGCAGCTATTAACCTCGGATATTTCGAGGAAACCACGCTAAAGAAAAACGGCTATCCGATGCTCCGACCTCCTGAAGATTTACCATTCTAAACAGTGACCCAAAAACGGTGACCCATGTCCCATTGTATCCCTAAAGGGATACAGAACGGTGACCCTCAATGGCGTGAGGGCTCGGAACCCCTGCCCGCTGAAAGCAGGGCGGGCGGGTTACGCGCCACATACACGCGCCACGCGCACACGCACGTTTTGCTTTACAATATAGCCGTTTCGACCCTTTACCTCGTAAAGGTAAGCACCCTTTACCTCGTAAGCATTATTTTATGGCAAAAATAGAGAAGTGGAAAATCGACAAGATTTTGGAGACGGCGAAGATTGAAGAGGTGGTGAGGGAAATCCTCGGCGACTACTCCATTCAGAACCGCACAGGACTGAAGAAGAAGGGCGTGAGATATACCGCCATATGCCCGTTCCATGACGATAGGCACTACGGGAACTTCATGGTCTATCCAAAGGGCAACTGCTTCAAGTGCTTTGTCTGCGGCAAGAAAGGCGGTGTGGTGGACTTCCTGATGATGCACGAACGGCTCACCTACCCAGACGCGATCCGATGGCTTGGAAAGAAATACTCAATAGAAACCGATATGACAGATTTCAACTATACTCCACAAGAACGGAAACCGGCACCGCCACAGCTCGACATGTTAGTATTGCCGAAGCATCTTATGGCTGGCACACTGGTAGAGTCGGCACTGGACGAAGATAACCTCATTAAGTGGATCAGGACGGGCATCGCCTGGGACACCATTCAGCGTAAGCGCGTAGAAGAGGTGCTGAACTATTATTGCGTGGGCCACGGCAAGAACGGTCACACCATCTTCTGGCAGCTCGACGAACAGGGCAGACTGCGCACGGGGAAGATGATGAAATACAAGCCGGACGGACACCGCGACAAAACGGCCTCGTGGTCATTCGACTGGATTCACGCCACACTGTCACGCCATTGGGATGCCGAGCGTCAGGAGATGACCGACGAACCTCCATACCCATATCCGCACCTGTACGACCCATCGAAGCAGGAGCCGCATATCACCTTCTTTGGTATGCACCTGCTCAATAAGTGGAAGCGTAAGGACGTGGAGCAGACGGTGTGCATCGTCGAGTCGGAGAAGACCGCCGTGCTGATGGCGATAGCCTACGGCAACCACACGAATCAGGTGTGGATGGCCTGTGGCGGTTTGGAGATGCTGACGCGCGAACGGCTGCAACCCATCATCGACCAGCGGCGAAGAATCATCCTCTATCCTGACCGCGACGGAATCAAGAAGTGGCAGCAGAAGGCCGAGCAGTTGCACTACGACCGCCTGACCGTGGACCAGCGACCCGTCACAGAGTGGTGGAAGCCACAGGACGGAGAGAAGGCCGACATTGCCGATGTGGTGATCCGTTGCATCAACGAGAGCCGAGAACTCACCGACATCAAGGCCGTCGAGGAATCCATGCCAAATGCGAAACCGCTGATTGAAAAGTTTAACTTAGAAATAGAAAACAATGATACAAGAACAGAAGAGCCAAGATAATCCGGGCGTAAAGAACGTATCGACCAAAGTGCCCGTGTGGGTGGCCGACCTGCTGAACATCATCTGCGCGGCGAGAGGCACCGACATATACGGCCTGATGCAACTCGTTTTGGAGTTCATCATCGAGACGGCGAAGGTCAACGGCCCCGTACCGCCACAGATGCAAGCCCTGTTGCACATGCTAAAGATGGATGCCGACTGGAACAAGGCATTTTCGTTTTGCAATCCCACGGCGACGATGGACGTGGCGCAAGTGATCCTCGTACTCCAGCAGCACGACGGGAAGACACCACGGCAGGGATTCGGGCTGGCGATGATCGACAAGCCTTGGTTGCCAGGCGAAACTCCACAGATGACGCTCTGCGTGGACGACATTCTGGAGCGCGTGGCCGAGGTCAGCATGAAAGGGCTATACAAGGAACTGCGACAGGTGGGGCTGGCCTACCAGACTGAGAGCCTGCGCGAGACACTGACCATGATGTGCGATGCCCAGCTCATCGACCACCTGAACGAGATGGATGCCGAAGAGCTGCCAGGCTTGGGTCAGCACCACGACTACGGCAAGGCCATCGAGTACGGCAGGAAGTTCAAGCGCAAGCCACACCGCACACCCGACTCACTGGCCAACAGCCGCCAGCAGACAATCGTCTTCGATGACTTTGACCGCGAGGCCGCCGACTACGAGGCGAAGGACTGGGAAGGTGAGCATGTCGGCCAACACGTATCGCCAGAAGAGATTGAGCAGTCGCTTGGTTGCAAGCCATTCGGATATGAAACATGAGCAGAGACAAACATTATCAGAAGCTGTTGAACTCGCCACGATGGGCAGAGGTGAAGCGTATCGTGTGGCAGCGAACGAAAGGACTGTGTGAGCGTTGCATCGAGGAAGGCAAGGCCTCTGGTGTGACAGAAGGTTGGATAACCCCAGGCGTTGACTGCCACCACATCCGCCCAGTCGAAGGAGCCAAGACGCTTGAAGGTCCTGACGGAATGATTGCACGCTGTTACGACCCAAGCAACATTCGCCTGTTGTGCATTCCCTGCCACATCAAGACTCACCAGGAAATGCGGAGCCATACCAAAGAAAAGGTGGCCGAGAACAAGGCGAGATCGCGAAGGCGATTCATGGAGGCAAACGATCCTAATTACAAAGAAGAAAACGAAACTATGAACAAGAACAAACGACTGGGTATCTTCGGCACCCTGAACTACGACAAGCTGAAGGACATGAACATAAGCGAGCGCAAGAGCGCAGTGACTAACAACGTAAAGGAGATGCTGACTCGGCAGACAATGGATGGCAAAGGCCCACAGCTTCCAGCCGACGACTACAATCTATACGACGTGACGGCTGAGTACACCATCATGGACTGCCGATATAACAAGCAAGGCAAGATAATAGCCACGCTCAAAGCACAGCGAACCATCTTAGGTTTCAACATTGAGCTGACATCCTTTGAAACCGTGACCACCTGAAAGGTAAATGGTAAAATGTTAAAGGTTTTGGCAAATGTTAAAATTAACTTAAATTCGACCCCCTGGCACCTCTTTTTGTTTCGACCCCTTCCGATTCCAAAAT